CCCTTTCGCACGCACAAAACGATCATAATACATCTGACCAGCCAACGATGGACGCATGTCCAACATGATGTGCTTCCAGGCTAGTCGCATAAAAAACTGCAGCATAATATTACCAAAAACCACGGTAGTGCCATACGCCCCAGACTTAAGATCCCCAAATTTCTTAAACACAAAATCACCAACAATAAGGTGAGTATTCACAACATGCTCAGCAAGTGCCCTGCGAACAAAATCATGTTGAGGATCCCAGTTTACCATCCGCTTCTTGTACATCATGTTGACCACATCCACACAGAGGTCAAGAATTTGCTCACACAACCATTGCTCAAACTTTTCGAAATCACCATCGAAACCAGTTGAACCAATTTGTGTAAGATACAAGATCATGTTGTGCCAATCTTCAGACGACACAGACATACCAACAGCGGAAAACATTCTAGGGAATGATCCGTGGACAAAATTTACAAATGCCCCATAGAATTCCTTCATCAAACACACATGATGAAAAGGAAAGCACTGAATCACACGAGTACACTCGGCGACAATCTTCTTGAAGGAACGCAACTCATCCTTCAAATAACAAACAACAAAGAAGATCTCAGACGTATCACCGTTCAACAACCGCTCACGCGATTCATCCAACATCTTCTTAAAATCAGCGACGTACTCATATGCGCCAACAACACCACGAACAAGGTGTTTCTTCCCTCGAGCACCAATCCACCGGTCAAAGGGATGACCAGATGCGGTACTCAGGGTGGCAGCTTGCAGATGCTTAAAACGCCCTTTTGGATCATGATTTCCACTCAACACCTCCTGATCAGTAAGAGTATCCATAATATACTCATCTGTCCATTTGGTATCATAATCCTCAAAAATCGCCTGCTTTATCTCCATAACATCATCCAAAGCATAAGGATGAGTAACAACAGGACGAGAGGAACGCTTAAGTTCCTTCATCATAAGCTCAATAGCACTGAGCTCAGAACGAGCATCATCAATAGCACCAAGCAACGCTGGTTGCCTAGTGACATCTGCAAGGAAGGGCCTATCAGCTATAGGCGACTTCACATATTTCGTTTTTGATGTAATGCATCCACGCGGAATCACACACACCAAGGTACTCATAACCTTCTCCCAAA